AAGACAACGTGCGTATCAATCGCGCTTGCATTGATCGTGGTGCTGCTCCCAAAGATGCGGACGATGTTCTTGCGCAAGACCGACGCGGATATTAAAGAGATCATCCGACAGGTGCGAAAGATTCTGGAAAGCCAACAGATGCAGTATTTTGTACAGACCATCTACGGCGTTCGGTTGCAGCTCACATCGGCAAACGTGAACGAGATAAGCACGAACCTGTCGAACGATCCGAGAGGAACACCACAGCTTACAGGGCTTGGCACGGGCGGATCGCTCACCGGTAAACACTACGACAGAATATTTACTGACGATATTGTGAACGTTCAAGACCGTGTGAGCAAGGCAGAGCGCGACAGGACAAAGATCATCTATCAGGAATTGCGCAACATCGTCAACATAGGTGGGCGCATTTACAATACGGGTACGCCGTGGCATGTGGATGATGCGTTCTCGCTCATGCCGGAAGCGCAGAAGTTCGATTGTTATTCAACAGGACTGATTGCGCCGGATATGCTGGACACGATCAAGCAGAGCATGACCGCAAGCCTGTTCGCGGCAAACTACGAACTGCGACACATTGCGTCCGAGGATGTCATCTTTGCGAATCCGCAGATTGACGGAGATCCGGCGATGGTTGAACAGGGTGATTGCCAGGTTGACGCGGCCTACGGCGGCGAGGACTACACGGCATTTACCATCTGCAACAAAGTCAACGGAAAGTATTATGTTCTTGGGAAGTTGTGGAGAAAGCACGTTGATGACTGCATCGATGCTATCATAGCGTTAAGGACGCAATGCAACGCTGGACGAATCTACTGCGAGACGAACGGAGACAAAGGGTATTTAGGCAAGGAGCTGCGACGCAAGAATGAGCGCGTTATCATGTACCATGAGGACATGAACAAATACCTTAAGATCACAAGCTATCTAAAGGGCGCGTGGCAGAATGTTATATTCGTTGCCGGAACTGACAAAGAGTACATCAATCAAGTATGCGACTACAACGAGAACGCCGACCACGATGACGCGCCGGACAGTCTAGCATCAATCATCCGAAAGAAATACTTCTCGAAAGGGGCAAACGCGTGATTACCTACCAAGAGTTTATAGCGACATACAAAAACGGGTTGCCTACATCGGCAGGCGTTGAAGCAGTTGTCAATGATCACAAGGCCAGCGATGCTTACAAACTCGCTCTGATTGCTGACGATTACGACCGACAAAAGAACACCACGATCATGGCATTTGAAAAGATGATTCACACCATGACTGGCGCATCTATGGTTGATCCGTATGCCGCGAATCACAAGATACCGTCGAACATGTTCCGCAGACTGAACACGCAGCGCAACCAGTACAGTCTTGGAAACGGCGTATCTTTTGAGAAGCAAGGCGTAAAGGAAAAGTTCGGAGAGGAGTTCGACACCGAGTTGCAGAAAATTGGATATGCCGCGTTGATTCACGGGTGCGCGTTTGGATTCTGGAACCTCGACAAGGTGAAGTGTTTCCGACTCACAGAGTTTGCGCCCATGTATGACGAGGAAACGGGCGCATTACGCGCTGGTGTGCGATTCTGGCAGCTTACAGACAAACATCCTATGAATCTATGGCTTTACACCGAAGATGGCTATATGCGCTTCTCTGGCGTTTCTGGCAAGATCGTGGCGAAAGACGAAAAGTTTGTCCCGTACAAGATCAAGGTTAAAAAGACGCAAGCGGACGGCGAGGAAATTATGGATGGTGAAAACTATCCGTCTTTCCCTATCGTTCCGTTATGGGGTAGCGAACTAAAGCAATCAACGATTGTTGGTATGCGTGAGGGCATCGACGCTTACGACCTTATCCGTAGCGGACTTGCAAATGACCTCACGGAATCAGCGTTCATTTACTGGCTCGTCAATAACGCGCAGGGCATGAACGATCTCGACAAGAGCGAGTTTCTTGATAAACTTCGGAAGTCGCACATGGCGATTACCGAGGGCGATGGCAGCGGCGCGGGAACGACAATCACGCCGTTTGTGCAGGACGTTCCGCACGAAGCACGAACCGCATATCTCGACAGAATCAAGGCGGGACTGTATGAGGACTTCGGCGGGCTTGACGTTCACACCATCGCGGCTGGTGCGACAAATGACCACATAGACGCTGCATATCAGCCGCTCGATGAGAACGCGGACGATTACGAATATCAGGTGATAGAGTTTGTGCAGGCGGTTGCCGCGCTGAACGGAATCCAGAAGCAGGACGCAACGCCGATATTCAAGCGCAATCGAATCTCTAACCAGATGGAGCAGACGCAAATGGTTCTCGCGGCGGCAACGTATCTGGACGAAGAAACCGTGATTAAGCATCTTCCGTTCATCAGCGTTGACGAGCAAGCGGAAGTCATGAAGCGCAAGGCGAACGAGGACGTTGCACGGTATAAGGCGATGGAAGAAGAACTCGCCGAGCAGGAACAGGCGCAACAGCAGGAACAGACCGAACCGCCGCAGGAGGAAAACATAAATGCTTGATTTTGTTGTAAGCGGGCAGGAACTAAAGCGCGTTGACAGTAATATGATCGTGTCTGACACGATTGATTACATTACCGCGCGTTTTCGGTTCTCCGGAGATTGGGCGGGATTGACGAAACACGCCTTATTTGAGAAAGGCACTGACACATACGATATCACGTTGACGGATAACGCTATTACCGAAAGCGATTCTTGTAACCTAACGGATGGAACGTGGCTATTGAGTGTTGTCGGCGTTGAGATCGTGGACGCTGTTGTAACGCAGAGGATTACCACGCAACAGATTGAGTTGAGCGTCACCGCATCCGGCAACACGAGCGGAGAGCCTTTCCCGCCGTCATCTGGAAGCGATTTATATCTGACGCTGAACCAGACCACGCCGCAAACGATCATAGGCGGTGTGCCGAAACTCGCGGAAGACCGCGTAATCAGCGACGATCACCACATCGTTGACAAAGCATATGTCGATGGCTCTCATCCAGACCACAATGACTTGGGCGGACTACAGGGCGGCGACGTTGGCGAATATTATCACATGACGCAGGAGCAGAGCGTCGTTCTTGGAAACACTTCGGGCGAAAATACCGGAGATCAATCCGCAAGCGATTTCGATCACGGTGAGCTGGCGGGCTTGCAAGGCGGCTCTGAATCCGAACGCTACCACATGACCGAAGCGGAGCATGCCGCGCTCCACACACACGCAAATAAATCAGCACTTGACCTTGTGAGCGGAACAAATACTGGAGATCAAACCGCTTCGAGCTTTAATCACAACGATCTCGCGAACAAGCAGGGCGGAGCGGCTGACGAATACTACCACATGACGCAGGCGCAGAACGCCGCTTTACACGCTCATGCCAACAAAACAGCGCTCGACGCGGTGAGCGGAGTAAATACGGGCGACCAAGACGTAACCGGCGCGATCTCGACGCACAACTCCGACGTGAACGCGCACGCGGACAAAGAATCAAAGTCAAACAAAGTCACCTCGTTATCCAGCGAATCGACCGACACTCAATATCCGTCTGCGAAATGCACATACGACGCAATTGCGGCTCAACGCGCAGAAAAATACACCGCTGTTTGGGATAAAGTGAACGCGCAGTGCACGCGCGCCAATTCCGCTGCCGGCATCAGCACAACAATAACAAATTTCTGCCATCGCGGAACCGTAAATACATCACTGTCGAATCCGTTCGACAGCATCTATCCGTGGTCGGCAATTGGCGTTTGCAATATATCGATAGATTTGTACAGCGATCTTGCTGCTGGCGCAAACATTCGAGACTGCATCGTTTCTTGGTTGGGTGATCCGGATTTTGACTACAACCACGCAAACGGAGTGTGGGTGTATACTCCGGAATTCTGGTACACGGTGCAGGATATCGGCACGTCGCGGCATTTCACGGTGTCGCCTCTTGAGCAACCTGGCTACATCCATTCCCCGGCGAGGATCGAGGGACGCTGGCACGGCGGGATATACACATTAACCGTGGGCGGCACGTCGAAATCTTGCCTGATTCCCAAGCCGGGCATGCCGGGCAAAAGCTTCGCGATGTCCACGCTACACACCTACGCAAAGAACTGGGGCGCGAGCATCGAAAACATTTACGGGTACAGTGCGACCGATGTCCTAATGATCGTAGAGTTTGCCACG